CTAGCTGCACACTTATTCACCCGCTCTTCCTAAGACTTACCTACTAACCACACCGTCCGAGATTCCCCAATCTCGTACTAGACGTTTCATCTCCCTAGCTGGAGGTGGTTTTCGTTAGGTCCTCGGCCTTGCGGCATGAAGCGCTACCCTTTTGGCGAAAGGATTTTGTTTTTTTTTACTTGACTGCTCAGGTTGCTGAACGATAGTTCCGATTTCTAGCACCACCCATAGAGGGTGTATTAGTAACCGATTCCGTAAGATACCCCAGAGCCCCTGGGAGCCCCCCACGAAGGGTGCTATTAAGCAACCCCAACCCGAACTTAGCCATTTTCTTGAAAGTATTTAGATACCAGGAACTATCCTGTGCCGTCAACTCTGCAATCACACGTGATACATCGACCTTGGGCCCAGTGCGAGGACTGATCATCCAGGGAGATGTACCGAAACCTGTAACCAAAGCGCCGGGGTTAGTATTAGTAGCCTCAATGACATAGGTGCTCTGGATGCGTAGCCCATTGGCCACGCTACCAGCCACCAGCACTGCTATGAAATGAGACTTAGAGAATAGCGTACGCAGCGCTGCTGTATCAGCAGCGTTGTAAGTGACCCCCGGTAGAAACTCCTGATCCTGATCGGAAGGAAACCAATTGACCGAACACCGGTCAACAGGCATCCGTTCAACATTGGTAAAGTAATTGGCTGCATTGGCCACATCAATACCTACAGACCCACCGCCAGAGGTACCGGCCATCAGATTCCAGACGACCTGTCCCGGCACTAGCCCGCAGTAGAGTAGCCCAGCCCTATCTTGCTCTGGTCCCACGTACGTTACCTCCAAACAAGCAGCAAGCCCACGAGCTGAACCCGTTGTGGCTGCTGCAGGACTAATGGGGACTATATTACCAGTAACCCCTGCTGGAGACGTAGTATGAAAATACCCGAAAACTGGATGATAGAAAAACAACTGATTATCCTGAGAATTACTGACTACACTATGCGCTCGAGTGACCAAGGCACCCTCCTCATCACCGTATGGACTACGACAAAGCGGAGCATTACAAGGATCCAAAAGGAGCCGTTTATACTCGGCATTATACACTGAATAAGGGCTCGGTCCGCGCTTCGCCATGCGCTTACGAGGTGCCTTTTTATTGGCAGTCATCTTCTTGCTCTTTTTGTTCGCCATCGACCTAGGGGGAGGTCTAAAAGTATTGCCAGAAGCCGGTGGGATCCAATATTGTCTCCCTCCGGGCCACGCTCCAGTCGACTACCCAGCTGCCCAGCTCGGTCTCGTAGTCGACCTGCATGGATGGCAATATGCCGAAGGCTTTCCAAAAGGATACTCGCGACTCGTCGGAGATCTCCCTGTACTTGCCCACTGCGCCCATGCAGAGTCTGCTGAAGCCCGTTTCCATGGCAGGATGCTGCCCGATGACCACGCCGTCGCCAAGCCTCTTCAATGACTTGTAGAACTCCTGGCACATCGGCACACCTGCTGTCAGGGACAGCCCACCGTCACCAACTGCGGTACACAGTCCTTTGGCCATCTTGGTATCATCAAGGGGGAGGAATGAGTGCAAGTCCTTGGCCATGGCGACCCGAGGATCCCTGACCATCACCCAGCCATCACCGTTCCAAACCGGCTGTGACTGGCAAAAGACTATCTGCTCAAACTCCCTAACTGGGTCCTCGACCTTCATGTCGAAGCCCATCCTCATGAACCAGGCCCCCAAGCCGCTCATGAACCTTTCCAGGTTCCGTGCCTCCATGATGACGACGCAATCGTCGCCGTCATTAGCAAGCTCGGCATCCACCCGGCACTTCCGCAACCATGTCCACACTAAAGCGCACATGATCAGGCAGTTTCCGAGTGATGTGTTCATGTCCCCACTCATCCGGCACCCCTCAACGGTGTAGCGAATGAGTCCGTCGTAGGCCAAGGCAATGCCTTTGTTAGACACTTGCCAAGCCAAAAGCTCCCCAAGGGCAGCCTTATCCGACGGAGATGGGAAGCAGGACTTATAGACGCTGTGTTCCCAGCGCAACGCGTCAGGAGACACGTGCTGGTCAAACCGACTAGCG